CAGCGCGTTTGTGGCCGTGACGTTGATTGCCGCCTCCGCCACCGCCGCCCGGTTCGTTTCCGTCACCAGTTGCACCAGCACGTTCGTAGAGTGCGCCCAGGCCCGGCCCGCATACGCATACGCGTTCGTCGCCCAGTCATACGACACGCGGATAAACCCGCCGTGGACCGTGTTGCTGGGCTCCGAAACGTGGGCATACGCCGAGTTCCAGTTTGACGTGCTGGCTTCAATCGCAGTGACGCTAGCAGTCGCCTCGTCGATTTTGTTGCTTTGCTGGCCAGTGACGACGCCCGCGGAGTCGGCGTTAATCGCAAACCCCGGGCCAATAGTTCCCGCGGATAAAGCGAGTGCCGTGAACATGACGGCCGCAAAGAAAACTGCCAGTTTTTTCATCGCTCATTCTCCCGGAAGCAGGAAGCCCCATACGCCTGCGCTGATATTCGTGATCCGTACATACGTGTTCGTCAGCAACCCTATCTGCGTCGTCACGTTGTTGCTTCCCGCCACATCTCCCGCAAGCCTGATAGCCGCCTCGTTCGTGATAGACGCAGCGTTGGTCGTCGCCATCGCCCTTGCCGCTCCGTCGTTCCCGCTTCCAGACCCCCACGGTGCGCTTGATGCGTTCACGTTCGTTATCAGCAACCAATCAAGCCGCGTCATGGCGCTCGGATTTGTCGTCGTCGCCAGCGTCGCCAGCGAGTCCTTCAAGAAGATCGTCCCGCTAATTGAAATCTGCGCCGTGGTCCCGGTCGCCGCCTCGATCTCAAAGCTATACGCGTCGCTCTCCCCCTCCTGCGCTGGCGTCCATAGCACGTTCAGCACACCGCCAGTCGCGCTATGAACGCCACCCGTGACACTATGATACGTGTTGGTCATCGCGTCTGTCTTGTACCGCATGACAACTTCCGCGTTTGTCGGGAAAACCCACGCAGCGCTACCGTCTACCACGGTGGGCCGGATATGCCGCGAACTGCCGCGCTTGATCTCGATGCTCCGCGACTTCTCCTTCTTGCTCAAGTCAACGGTCCACGCCTCTATCGGCGCGATGCTCTGTCCCACCGTCACTACGGCGGTCAGCGCAACCCACATGCCAAACACAAGGCGTTTGAAGATCACGGCCACTCCCTCACGGTTGTACTGACTGAGCCAGTCTTGAACCCCCTCAACGCCTCGAATCGCGCCAGCCCGATCTTGTTCCAGTAGGTGTTGCGCTCGTCCTTGGCCCGCTCGGGATCGCCCCAACTCTCTTTCTTGTTCGCCATGAGCTTTGCCAGCACACCCGCCACTATCGCGTCGGCCCACCGATTCATCAGCCCCGCAGCCCACGTGGCGCTATTGATCTTTGGAGCCAGAACAACCTTGGTCACAAGTCCGGTTGCCACCGTAGCCGTTGGCGTCGCGCTCGTAGCAAGCGTCAGTGCATCTACCCCATCAAACTTGTAGTGCGCGGTATCCTGTTCGTATAAATCATCCACCACGTCCGTTGCCGTGCTCTTGATCTTGACCCATGCAATCCGCATGATGTCGGCATCGGTGGCGGTCGGCGTCAGCGTATAGTCGGTTTCATCTTCCGTCAGCGTTTGCGATATTTCCTCTGTCCAGCACTCCGTCTGGATGCAGAAGTCCCGCATCACGTCCTTCAACACCTGCTCGATGTAGCCAGCCGGGCATCCGGGCAATTCTGGCATGACCCGGTTCTTTAGGTCTGTGATCGCCGTTATCCCGTTCGCCATGTCGCCACCCCATATCGCTGTTACGCCGACAACGACTCAAAAAGCTCCAAGTGCGACTTGGCAAGCCGCGCATTGAACTCATCATCCGCGCTCTCAATCAAACACTGGGCGGCTGCGTAGTGCGCAAGCGGCTCAACGAAGCGCGGCAACACCGCAATCTCGCCCGTCATCGTCAGCGCGTCAGGCTCTGCCACAACCGGCGCGGTCACGCAGAAAGCAAGCGGATGCCGCTGGTACAACAGGCGCATCGCCGTGTTCAGATAGGTAAGGACAGCCTCATCGTCCCACTTCTCGCCGTCTGCATCCTTGGTGAACAACCGCACCTGCTCGACGGCATCCGCTACTTTCGGGTTTGCCATTCTCTAGCCCTCGATCTTGGGCGCACTCGCAGTCACCGTCTCGGACTGATTCGCAAGCCGCGCCTTCCGAATGTTCGCCACCAGGTCAGCCTTGTTCCCAATCTTGCTCGCCCGCAACCCCTCTGCGTCGATCAGGTTTTGAAGCTCCACCTTCGTCTTGGCGTCAAGCCCGTCACTCTCGGCCTCGGGGACAGGAGCCGCCGCTTCAGCAGGCACCGGAGATGCAGTCTCGGTATCAGGTTCGGGAGCGGCAGGGGGAGCAACAGGAGCCGTAGCCACCGGAGCGGGAGCAGGAGCAACCGGAAGCGGGGGCAACGGCACGTCGCTATTAACCGACAGCGCCTCTCTGCGCTTGTTCGCCGCCGCGATCTTCTCCAACTTCAAATCCGCCAAGCACTTGAAGTACGTCGCCTCGTCAATGACCTGCATCCCCGGAATCAGCGCCGCCTCCTCGCTGTACCCGTAGACCATGTTCGTGGGCTTGTTCGTCAGTAAATCGAACCTTCGCAGATACCTCGGCATGTCAACCATCCTTCCTTCTCTCTCTCTATCGCGTTAAGAGCGGCCCGCCCCGCCTCGCAGGACGGGCCGCGTTCATCCATGATCTCGCTTAGGTCGTTTTCGGATCGGCCACGATAGCCCACACCCGAATGACGCCAGCCGCGCCGGGGTCGCCGCTCACTTCGAGCACAACCACGTTGTCGCCGCCAGCCGCCGTGGCCGCGTTGACAATCTTGTTGGTGGTGACGTCGGACGCCAGAATCGTTCCGGCCGCGCCATTAGTCGCCAACTCTCCAGCCAGCGTCGTAGCCGAACCCGCGCTAGCACTGTTGATGCCGATGGAGACGGTGATGGCGTTGGTCGTGGGCGTCACAACCTCGATGCCGCACGCCAGAAAAACATGAGGCGTTGCGAACATGAACAATTCGGCTCGGTCATTAGCGGAACTAAAGGCACCGCCAAGTGTCACTTCGCAGGAGATTTTGCCGCTGGCAAGGCCAGAGCCGAATCCGGCGCGGGACACCGATTTCAGGTAAGTCGTAACGTTAGCAGCCATTGTCTTGTCCTTCTTTTGTGGGACTCCCCCGGTTTTCTAGGCCGGGGGGGTGCCCGTTGTGATTAACCCTTCTTCGCAACCATGACGCCCAACGCCTCCGGCTTCACAACCTGCCGCCCGTACACCATGCGACCGGAGTAAAGATTCGTGCCGTTGCTCATCGGATCGCGCCGGACCCAGCTATCCGTGATCTGCGCCGCAAACGCCGTCGCCATCTTGTGGCCGAACGGAATGTACGTGCAGGTCGCCGAACCGCTGTCCGTGGTCGTCGGCAGATAGACCGACTCGTACAGGGTGAACCCGTAGAGCTGGCCCAGCCGCCCGTTGCGGACGATGCTCTTCTCATCGCCCATCTTCGCCGCATCCGCCGCATCCGAGATGCTAAGAAGGTTGCGGAACCACGGCGGAATAACCGCCCAGCGGCCAACCTGCGGAACCTTGGCCTCGGTGAGAATCTGCGCCATGTTCGCCAGCTTCTCGCCAATGTCGGTCTTGGTAACGGTGACGGAGGTGCCGCCCGATGTCCCAAGCTCGATGTCGGCGGAAATGGCACCGGAATTCGCCCCGCTGTTCTCGGCGGCAGCACCAGTCACCATATACGCCAGCATCACGGTTTCCAGATCGGCCTTGAGCGAGCGGGTAGCCTCGCCCATCCACCGGGCCTGGAAGTCCTTGATGTCGGTCTGCTTCGCCTGCACCATGCCGGTCTTGAACGCCCAGTCGAGCGCCTTGTTGATCGACAGCGTGACGGGCGCAACATACGGCGTCTCGAACGGCAGATTCACGCCGTCCGCCAGGTCACGGTGAATCGTGATCGTGGGCAGGCCACGGATCAGCACGGAATCACCAAACGCCTTGATGTCGCCCTCGTAATCGTTATTCGTGATTTCGGGCAGGAACGTCTCACCCCAAAGGTTGTCCAGAACCTTTGGTGCGGGGATCGTCGGAATATAGCCGGACTCGGCAAGTCCACGGGTGCCGGGGGCAACCGCGAACGTATTGGTCAGATCAGTAGCCATCGTCGTTTTCCTTTTGAAGCGGCGTCCGGCTTGCCAATATCATCTATCGGCCCGCCATCTGCTCGCGGAAGTACCATTCATCCAGTTCAGCCTGAAGGGCCGCAATCTGTTCCGCAGTACGGGGCGATCCATCGGCGTTCGGCGGCATTTTCCCGCGCACCTTCGCCGTATAAAAAGCGTTGTACTCGGCCATCGTGTGACTGGGCTTCGCGTGTGGGGTCGGCGGCTTCCCGCTGGCCTTGCTTGCATCAGGCTTCACTTGCCCTTCTAGGGCTTGCTTTCTCGACCCACTCGGGTCTTGGGCTTGGTAGGTCGTAAACAGCTTTGCGATGCTTTCGGCGGAAGCGTTCACGAGTATGGGGCGCTCAACGGCGGCTTCAATCATGGCTTGGGCCATCTCCCGGTAGGTGGTCCCGGTGTCGGGATTCACCATGTCCAGGAAGCGGCCCCAGTTGCTACCCGCCTTTGAGTCCTCGGCCTTGAAACCGGGCACCAACTCATCGACCTTGGCAAACAACTTGCCCTCGACGTATTTAGCCTCCGCCAACCGCGCCTGCTCTGCCGCCTTCGATTCGGACTGTTGCCGCATCTCGGCCAGCTTCGCCTCCAACCTGGCGTCCATCTCGCGCTTCAGTTCCTCGCGTGTCGCCTCGATCTCGCCACGGGCTGCTCGTAGCTCAAGCGGTTCCATGCCGTCTTCACCCAACGCCTTCTGTTCATCCGGGGTCAGGTACTTTTTCCACGGCTTTTCGGGCGGCTTGGCAGGCGGTTCCGACGCTCGCTTTTCCAGCGCGTCCAGCTTGGCCTGCAAGGACTTCAACAGTTCGTCCCTGTCTCCGTCCCGCTTCTTGAGCATCCCATCGGCGGTGCGCCACCGATTTTCCAGTTGCGCGTTCGTGGCCCGTAGCTGTTCCAGTTCGGCCTTCAACGCCTCAACCGCGTCCTCCTGCTTGTTCGGCTCTGGAGGGTCGTGTGGAGCGTTGGGATCCTTGGCGTCTGGACTCGCGGGTTCCGCTGGAGGCGGGTCTGCGGGAGTTGTCGGGTTATCCAACTGCTCCTGCTCCTTCTCCAACGCCGCGATCCTCGCCAGTTCCTCGGCCTGCTGGGCGTCCGCTAACGCCGCCTGTGCTTTCGCTCTGCTGATTGCGTCCATCGTTATCCTCGTCTCGCGCTCCGTATCCGGTCTGCCGCTATTGGTCTTCCGTGCTCGCGTTTCTGCGTCTGCACGCCGCCTCTAGGTCGGCTCCTTCTATCGGTCTGCGCTCCTCTCTCGTCGTCGTCGTCGTCGTCAATCCGTCACGACTGGTCGCTGGTGCGGCCAGTCTCTTGTGTCATCGCCACTCGCCCCTGCCGGATGCGCTCTGCCGTCATGGCGGAGATATGCTTGAACGTCACGCCGGGGGCCGCGTAGAACGCATCCAGCACCCTTTTCAGTTCACACGCGGCTCCCTGCGCCCGAATCAACTCCACGCCGTCGAGCACCAGCATGGAGTCCTGCCTATCCAACAGGTCGGATAACAAGGATTCGCAAAGGAGTTGAAAGTCGGCGTATTGCAGCAGCCGCGCCGTCGCGTCCGCAGCCTTAACCGCTCGCTCCGTTGGCTCGATGTACTTCACTCTCCCACCCCCTGCTTACGGTGTTACTCCGCGACAAAGACGTTTTCCGCCGTCCTGATCGCACCGCCTCCAACAACCGCATGAATGAAGTTTGTGACCGCTGGCGTGTCCGTAACGGTCACGGTGGCAATGCCGTTTGCGCCGGTCACGATCCAGTAGTCGCCCTTATCCACGACCTGCTGCAATTCAACGGCATCGCTAACGACTACATCGCCATCAACAGCCGCAATCGGGCCAAACGCCGTGTCGGCAATCCACAGCCGGAACAGGGTGCGTTGCGCGATGGTCGCGCCGCTCTTGTCTTTGGCCGTGCATGTCACAACATTGGTCGCGCCATCGGCGCTATGGGCGATTGACAGTGCAATATCAACAGCAGGGGTGCCGACATAGGTGAGCGTCCCGGCGATGGTCGCGTTGTTCGTGATCGCAACGGTTTCCCCACCAAGCGTGGTCGCGCCAAACGTGGTCAACGCGCCAACGTCGGTCAGCGTCAGGTCCGCGCCCGTAATGTCGGTGAAATCAAGCGCGTCATCGTCAATGGTGCCTGCCTGGATATTCTCGCCGTTCAGGTTCGTAATGGCAGCGCCGTTGATCGCGGATATAGCTGTGCCAGCCGTGATCTTGGCGGCGTCAATGGCCTGTGCGGTCACGTTCGTAATGTTCGCGCCGTTGCCAGACAGCGTACCGACGCACGTAACATTGCCTGTCACCGTGATCCCGCCCGAGTTCACCGTGATGCCGCTCGCTACGCGCACCTTGTCGTTGACTAGAACCTCCGTGCCAACCGGGTTCTGGATTGTCTCCACCCCCAGCTTGCTCACGTCATAGTTCATGTTGTCCCATGCCAACGCCTGTGTTGCCGCACAAGCCAGCACCAGCCCCGCAACCAATACTCCGAACACCCGACTCGTTTTCATTTACGCGACTCCTTGTTCTTGTTGCACCTGTTGTTCCTGTTGCGCCTGTTGCTGAATCGCCTCTGCTATCGCCTTGTCCGACTTCACCACCGAATCTTTCGGCATACCCAGTGGCTCCGCCACCTTGCGGTACATTGCCGCTCGCTCCTGTGGCCCGATGATCGCCGCGTCAATCGGATTCGCGGACGTTTGAAGCAGGGCGAGAATCTTCTGCCCCTCCTGTTCGTTCACGATTTGCGACAACGCTCCCGAACACACCACCACCACGTCGCCCTTGATCGCCTCGTCGTCGCTGTACTGCATGTTGAAATCGAACATGCGATAAACGGCGGGACGGAAGATGTACTGGTCGATCAGCGACAGCACCATCTTGATGCCACGCGCCGCGTTCGACATAAGCACCTGCAACCCGCCAAGCGTCCGGCTGGAGTTGCCGTTCGTGTCGTTCCCGTAGCTGTAGCGCGGGATACCAGTCAGCGTGTCGGCCATCGGAAGGAAGCGATCTACCAAGGAAAGCAACTCTGCCGCCCTGCTGTCCGGTTGCCAGAACTCGATGGGCTTTTCGTTCTGCACACGGTTCTGGTTGAAGAACTGCCAGATTTTGCCGGGGAAGGATTCGGTCAGCCGTTCACCAGGGGCCAGCCGCGCCATGTCGTTGACAATCGTTTGGAACCCGCTCGACTGGCTCATGTTGAAGCACAGCGCACGGATCGTCGCGTTCACCATCTGCTGTAGCTCGCGCATCAGGCGCGGCACGCCAGCACCAAAGAATGATCCCGGCTTCTCGCACCACGAGGTCTTTAAGTAAGGCCGCTTGCCGTTGATCTGCCTGTTGATCGCCACGTAGATGACTTCTCGCCCAACGAGGGTGACGTTGGCTTCATACAGCTTCAGATCGGCAAGCGGTCTTCCATCCTTGTCCTGGGTGACGCCTTTCTCCTTGAGGTACTTCCCGTGGATACAGCCCCAATACTCCACGCCCTCAATCAGGTTGCGGGGGTCAGCCGACGCAACGGACCCCTTATGCTCAAGCCGTTCCCGCTCCGAATCGGTGTTATGCTGCTCCGTGTAGACCGTGCCACTGACGCTACCGGCCAGCACCTTGTCGATGGCCGCGTCCTGATACCCCGGCACCCCCTTGAACGCTTCCAGCTTGTACGGGGCAATCTTGATCCGCTCGCACAGGTCTCCATCGTCGGTCGTGACGGCATCACGGCTCGGATAGATGTCGAATGGAGAAGGTGCCTCGAAGGTTGGGATGATCTTGGAAACGGGTTTCGGGTAGAATCCGAACGGACCCTGGACCCACTCGTAGGTGTCCACTCGCCGCAGGATCGGTCCCTTGATGTAGGCAACAGGTGCCCACGTCAGGTTGTGAACGAAGTCCTTGTAGGCGTTGTGCCAGCCACCCTCTACCATCTGGTCGTAGATGCGCGTTTCCATCCGCTTTGCGCGGGCCTTGGCGTCCTCTTGGCGCGAGGCGTCAACCCGGTCACGCAGTTCTGCGGCGTACTGCCGCATAACTGCGGGGCTAACCACGTTGCCCTGCGCGATGAACGCCTCCATGTCGGCGTTGGCCGTTTGGGCTATCGCGTCCTCGTCCAGCGGGGAAAGCTCTGGAATCGGAGATGGATTCAGCGTCCACGACTTGCCGTTGTCGTAGTTCTGCACGTCCATGATCCACGACAGGGCACCGCGTACCTTTTCACCGGTCAGCGGGAAAAAGATCACCGGCTGGCCGTTGCGCTTTAGGTCGGCCAGCTTATCTGGATCGTACTCACCGTTAAGCTGGCGGAGGTCTTCGAGCAGGATGTTGTCTATTTCCTCGGCGCGGAACTGCTTATTGGCCTCATACCGGGCGAGGACGTGTGCGGCAATGGAGTCCATCGGCTCGGGCTGAACGTAGTTTTGCGCCTGATTTGCCGTGCGCTCTGCCTCAATGGCAGCAGTAACCTGATCGGGTGTGCGCACACCCATCATAGTATTCGGAGATGTGGACTGAAGGCCGGAAACTGCCACGTTACGTCACTTTCTCGCTTTCGCGGATTCGCCTTTTCTCCCTTTTGAGAAAGCTTGACACTATAAAGATGCCCTTGTCAAGCAATTTTTCACCTTTTCCGCGCCCGAAATGGTTGTAAGCGTGATTTTACGGTGTAGATAGGCTAGATGTAGCTCACGAAACCGGACGGCTCGACCTCGCGACGCGCGCACCGGGAGTCGCCACCGATAACCGAACCTACGCCCCTGCCGCCGTCCTCCAAGTACAGCGCGGCGTACTGCGCGGCATCGTGGACGTGCGACCAGATGTTCTTTTCCGGCTCCGTCGTGTACCCCTCCCCGTCGGGCTTCTTGACCATGCGGTACTTGTACTGCTTTTGGAACCCCTCTATAAGCATGGCGCACCGGGGCGATATTTTCAGGCCGTTGCGCTTGAGCATGAAGGCTTCGACGGCCTCCTTGCGGGCGATGAACTTGTTTGTCCTGGCCTGTGACACGTTCAACCCACACCGCGCAAGCTCCTCGATAACTGTTGATTCGTCTGTAGGCGAACGCTGGCTCCCAGCAGGATCGCCCGTGTGAATGACCTCCACGCCACCGTAGCGATTCGACAAGTAGGGTTTGAGAATATTCGTGGCGAAGTTGCGGATGCCCGTGTCACCGAAATACCGCTGCCGGTCTGGTCGCGCATCCAATTCCTTTGCGCTCAACCCGCACACGATTTCATCGAGGAAGATCAGTTGACCGCGTGGCGTGATTTGAGCCAACACCACGGCTGGACTCAATCCGTAGTCAAACGCACATACCATCGGCAGACCGCGCATCACCTCAAGCTCTTGCGTGGCAATATGGTCTTCACTCGAAAACTCGGTATAGACCACCTTACCGTGCGCCACGTTGCCGTAGAAGCCCTGCACGTACACCCGAATATGATCCCTCGTTCTCCCGTAGGTCTTCTTGTGGTAATATCCAAATCCCTCGCCGAGCCACCGGATGTTTTCGGCTGGAGGATAGCGCGGGTCTTGCCCAACATTATCAACCCACGTAATCGGATCGCCGGGGTTCTTTCTCGGCACCTCAAGCAACGCTGGCGGCTGGTGAAATATCTCCCATCCAGGCGGCTTGACAACCTCGAACATTTCGTAAATCCAGTGGTCAGTGCTTGGTGGGTTAGCGTCACCCCACACACCGGTCCAGTCGAAGCCGCCGTTGCGCGGCGACGGGTAGCGGCCCACACGGTCGTTCACCTTGATGAAGATTTGCTTGTTGAGGAACTGCATTTCGTTACAGTACGCGCCGGTAAGCTCGAACGATTGCAGCTTCTCGATGTCCTCCGGGCCATCCAAAGCCAAGAAGACAATCTCGCTTTGCACTTCCGTTTTGTCGGGCATCCGAAGCCACAAGCTACCGAGCAACGGCTTCTCGTGTTTCAGCGTGAACCGATACCCGCGATTCGTGTAGTCACGTTCCTTGATCCAGTCAACAAACGTTGGAATAGTTGTCGTCGTGAGCGCAGGATAGGTGTTTCGGATCACGGCGAACCTGCTTGACCGGACGCCCTTGTAGGGCCGTTGCTTCATGGCGCGTAGCAGTATCTCGATAACGCACGCGGAGCTTTTACCGGACCCCTCTGGTCCTTTTATGAGCCGCACGGGTGCGTTGCTATTATGGAAACGTGACGCGGTAGGCTCCGCCTGGTACTGCAAGAAGAACTCCTGCTCGCCAGTCGATGCCTCGTTGAATTGAATAGCGTTTTTTTCTGCCACAATTAGCCCCCTAGCAATCCTTCCCGCTCCAGAACTTCACGGCCACCATGACCATCAGGATCACCACGATCAGCGCCAGCGGCACACCACCGATGATGACGAGCGAGATCCCAATCTCCTGCCAAAGCGTTAGGTTCATGTCTCCGTCACCGCCTTTCCGCTTTCTGGTGCCTACCCACCTATGCCGGAACAACCTCGTCGCGCCCCAAGATCATGTGATTCGAGAAGCGGAAGTTCCCGTTCGTTTCTGTTTCGATGTCCGCGCATCCCCAGCACCACTCGTTTGAGCTGCACCAGTCGGGCGACAGGTTGCACAGACAGCCAACGCTCCACGTTGAAAGCTGGACCCCGCGCACCGTCTTGCCACGCGCCGTGTCAGCCCGATGCCAGTGTGCCGTAGCGCAACAGGCCCGCGTCTTGCGGAGTAGCCACGATGCCGGGTTCAGCACGCTCCCGCCATTGTACTCGTGGCCGTGGATGAAGTTCATGTAGCCCATCTCGATTTTGGTCTTGTCACCCACATACTCGATGCCGTAGCGGTTGAACCCGACAAGCTCGTTGAATTGGAGGCACGGCAACGAGGCCAGCGCGGGTGCGTTATCCTGCACGTACCGGGTAAGGTTGATTTCGTGGTTGCCCGCCTTGAAGACGATCTCGCCCCTGAACTCGCCGCGCACGTATTTCAGGAACGCGGTAAACGCCTTTAGCTCGCCGTAGATGTCTGGATCATTGGGGTCATGGCTGAACCGGCTTGTCCGCGAGTGTTCAACCGCGTCCCCCAGGAACAGGAGATTTTTATAGCCGCGCTTTCGCAGGAAGCGGACTGCCGTTTCCACGGCCATCTTGGAGTGAACCGGGATATGCACGTCGCCAATGATGCCCCATTTATCGCCAGGTTGAATCGTGTAGGGCGTCAGTTCGGTTCGCAACTCTGCCGGGATGCCAGCCGGAACGGAAGACAACTCGCGCTCCAACTTGGATAAGGCGTCACCATTGTAGCAGTCTTTGCTTCTTTTCGCCCTGTTCTGTTTGCCGTTTTGTCCAACGACAGATCGCACGGCGGCTCTGGCCAATTCAACCGTGCGCCACAGGTCGGGCCTGTCATTATTCATAATCTTTGCAATGGTGCGATGTGGCGTATTGGGATTCGCTCTCACGTACGATTTTGCGACTTCTATTTTCGTTGCCCTCACTTGCCACCATCCTTGTTGATTACCGCCACTCGCTCCGCCGCCTCTACCCTCGACCTGAACGGACACGACGCGCAGGATGAGCAGTTACGCCGCCGATGCTGGGCGCAGTTCTTGAAGAACACTGATCCAGTGTCGATCCGCTCCGCCTTGGCCAACATCTCCTCATGGTTGTGAATCCACGACTGTAGCTCCTGCCCCTTTCGTGCTGCGGTGGCGCGGGCACCCAAGACCTTCTGCTCAACGCACTTGTCGCACGTATCTCCGCATCCGCGCATCGGGTTGTTGCAGTGGTCCCCGCTCACACGAGGGCACTTCACAAACCTCATTGCGTCATCCGCATCCAACGCCTTGCCGATCACTCTTGCTACCTGGTCCATTCGAGCAATTCCTTTCTGTGTTTATCCTTCACAAGGCATTCCTCGTCCTCCTCAACACAGCCCCAGCGCACCGAACATATAGCCGCCACTCATAGACTGCTTCATGGTTGCCACCCGGCAATTTTGTCCGCCTCCATCATCGCCTGATGAAGCGTCTCGAAGTACGGCTGCTTCATGGACTCAACCCGGCAACGGCCAACCCTGATGTCATGCTCGTCTCGCAAAAACTTCGTGATGGCACGATGCTGGTTGTCCGTGACCGGCTCCATCGTGAAAAACGGACGGTGAAAGTTCAGGAACGTGCTGCCCGTCGGTCCCTGCTTGTTCTTGGCTACCTCGATCCCCAGCACCGTGCGCCTGCCCTCCTCGCCCTCCTCGTCCAGAATGTCGCCTACCTTGGACAGCAGGATCGCCACGTCCGCCAACTGCTCGATGCTACCCGAATCCTTCAAGTCTGCCAGGATCGGCTTCTGCGTGAGCCAGTTGACGCCAAACCTCCCCTTCTGCCCATCCTTGTCTCGCGCAAACTGGCTCAAAATGAGAATCGGAATGCCCAACTCAAACGTCAACCCCTTTAGCATGGTCATAATCGCTTCAAGCTTCCCGTTCCGGTCGTTGTCGATTCGGCTATCCCCCATTGCGAACATCTGAATGAAGTCCAGCGTGACCAGCTTCGTCCCGCGCTTCCGGTGGTCGGCCCGGATCAGGGCGCACACGTCCTTCATTTTGTACAACCCAGTCTCGATCTTCTCGCGCCACCCGCCCATCTTGTCCCTGGCCTTCACCACGCGCTCACGGTACACGGCGGTCATGTATCCCTTCGACATGGCCGACAGGTTGACCTGCGCCTCCCGGCAAATGTCGCGCTGGACCAGCGCCTTGCGTCGGCTATCTCGCGTGATACGCAGAACAGCCGCGTTGTCCTCGGACATGATCCGGCCCACGATTTGACCCTCCAGCGTCGTCTTGCCCGTGGATTCACGCGCACCCAAAACCACCACGCCGGGTTGCAGCCCATTTGTCAGGTGGTCGATGAACGCTATGCCAGTAGCCATGCCGTCCAGCTTGAGCGTCACGCCAGCCTTACGGTTCGCCGCCTTTGCGTCCCACTCGGCCAAGCTGGCGTCGGCCTCCTGCATGATCGTGGTGTCAGGCTCACGCGTCTTGAGCACTTCGCACAACGCCGTGATCCCCTTCGCCGCAACTGTGCGCCCATCTTCGGCGTCTGCGGCATAGGCGTCAGACTCAACCGTTTGCGCGGCTTTCAGGCACAACCGAAGCCCGTACAACCGCACCAACTGATCGGCGTAATACTCCACGTGCTGCGCCGCAGGACACCTCTCAACGCAGGAGTCTATGTAGATCGGCCCACCGACGCGCTCCAGTCCACCAGTACGCTTCAAGTAGTCCACAACACCGATCACGTCAACCGGCCTGCCAGCCGCCATTGTGTCCAGCATCGCCTGATAGATTTCACGGTTGGCCGGGATGTAGAAGTGGTCCGGCGTCAACTCGTACTCGGCTTGCAGGAGGAAGATAACGGACGGCTCCATCAGAACCGCGCCGATGGTCGCCTGCTCAAACTCCTCGCTGTGCGGTGGAACGCGGTTAGGCATGATGCTCCTCCGCGAATTTGACGTTCAACCCGTCGAATGATGGGCGATCTGGTGTGCGGGGGCCATAGGCCGACGTTTCGTTGGCGCGGTTTGGTTGAGGAGGTGGCGGAACAAATAGTCCAGTCCATCCTTTGTTGATGGTGTATTCGATTGCGGCTATTGCGGCTGTTTCTCCGAGTTCTGCCATCGTCTTTAATTGTTTAGCCCGGCACGTAGGCGTCAGTTTTGCGCGTTTTTCTTTCCTGTGTTGCTCCCAAGCGAACCAGGCCGTCTTGAACGCATCGGAGGTGAACGGCAACGATAAGCGTGACATAAGCGTGACGTCACGCTTTGTCACGTGACACGGCGTGACGTCACGCTTTGTCACGTGACATGGCGTGACGTCACGTGACGCTGTATCTGTATCTGTATCTGTATCTGTATTATGTATCTGCTTCTTATCTGTATTCTCTGTATTCTCTGTGTTCTCTTGTTGGTTGGTGTTCTCCCTTTCTCTCTGCCTGCGCTTCCTATCACGGGCGGATACGGCGGACGGGTCATTTGACACACCATCCCGATACCGAAGGTGGTTGAGCACCATCCAGCCGCCATCTACACGCTCCACGCGCCTGCCATCTTTATCTTGCGTCCGGCTGAACGGGTCCGGTCCCTCCAGCTTCGCAAGGGCAGCCTGACAAGATTCAATATCAACATGCGCCTGATGGGCCAAACCAGGTATGGACGCCGAAACGAACCCATCATGGTCCTTCATGGCAAGCATGGTTATCCAGACCAAGCGCGTCTTGTCATCCTCGCACCAGATCGAGCTTGAAAGAATCTCTGAAAACAACTTCGTCCAGCCCATTACCGTGCCTCTCATTACAGTTCGTAAATGCCGTGTTTGTATAAAGCCGCCACAAGCTTGCCCATGACCGTGCCTACCGCCTCCGCCAGCGGCTCCTCTGACGTTAGTCCATTCCGTGTTGGTGCCAGCCAGTCGAACACCAGCACCCGCACCCGCTTTCGGCCCACGTTGACGTACAAGCCCGTTTCCACCACTACCCCCTTACTGGTGCTTACGCACCCGGTAAAAACGCCGCCACGGGGCGGCTAGACGCCTTCCTGGCGGTTTCACGTGGCACCACTCCGCATCAACCCAGGGTGCTTATCGGCCAAAGCCTTGTTGATGGCCCTTGCTTGACGCTCCGCCTTGTCCTTGTCCAGACCGTGCTTGTTGCCGTCCATCGCGTGACCTTTGGCGGTTCTGGCGATCCTCCCGCTTGGCTCGACAAGGCGGTACGACCCGTGGCGTTTCCTGACTTTTACAGGCATGTCCGGTCCCCCTAAATCCCGTTTATCTCGTCATCGTACACGCCACACTCCAGGGGATCACCCGGCAGCGGCCCGCTTCGCACCGGCTCATCCGGCACCTGCCCCTTCATCGACACGACGCCAAGCCGCTCCCGCAACCGACGCGCCAGCCGCTTACCGCCATGCAGCGAGTCGATCACGTCAACCAGGTGCTCCACGTCATGCCGCGCATCCTCGTACAGCCGGATCGCGCCCTGTGCGTCCGCCTTGTTCCGCAACGCCGAATCACTGGCGTCATTCACGGCCTCCTCAAGCTTTTCCCTAATCCGACACGAACCCAACAACAGAATTATCGTCAGTACCCATCCAGCAAACGCAACCGCTGTAATCATCACCTTCTCCTTTCCGCTGTACACACACCCGGCACTACGCCTCTTTGATCCCCAACTTGTTGAACGCCACCTTCCGCATATCGGCCAAGTGTCGCTCCGTTGCCGCCAGTTGGCCCACGCTTCCTGCCCCATTGGAGGGCTGGATACCCGACTTCCACAGCGCGTCAACCAGTTGTTGCGCCTGTTCTTGAGTGAGCCGCAGGAAGGGAGGAATGAACTCGCCGTCCTTACACGTCCTGAACTGGACCGGCTCAATAGTGCCCTGCCCAAACAACGAGGCGCCACTTAGGTTTAGCGCATCGCCCTCCCGGTCAGTGCGCCACATGCACCGAAGCTCGATGTGGTTGCCGAACCCACAAACATCATCTCGCGTTGCGTGAAAATGAATCATGGTCGTCTCCCACCCCTAGAACGGTAAATCTGACGACCCTTCATCCCCAGCAGGCAGGCCAGCCCCTACGGGTTCTTCCTTTGGCGTAGCGGGCACCGGCGCAGGCGCAGGCACCCCCTGGTACTCGCCTCTACGCTCCGGTATCGGAAGCACCACCTTAGCCTTGATCCGCGTCTCGTAGCGTTTCTGCTTCTCTTTGTCCTCCCACGACTCGTTGACCACAGAACCCTGCACGAACACCGCCGCGCCGTTCCGAATCACGTCCAGCGCCTCGTCTGGATGCTTCGTCCAGTACGTCACCCCGATATAGTGCGACACGCTACCCTGCGTCCCGTCCCGCCTCTTCCACGATTCGCTCGTCATCAGGTGAAACTTCACCACCGTTGATCCCGTGACAGCCTGGTACGTCCTGGGATCTCTCGACACCCGGCCCGTCACGAATACATCATTCATGCCCACTTCCATCCTTCCTGTTGCTCATGCCGCACAATGATCGTCGCCACCTTCAACGCCAACACCAGCCGCATCCGCACCGGCAATCCCGCCCCTATGCGAAACGCGCCGTCCACCAGTTGCCAGAATCGGGGAGTGCTCACGCCACATCCTTGATCCGCGCCAGCATCTCCTTCTGGCTCGCCTCAAATGCCGCGATAGCCTTGCGCCAACGCAGCACCGTTTCCGCCTCTACGTCATACTCGGGCACGTCCTCCCGCACCCCAACGTGTCGTACCCCGGCAATCACCGTGACGGGCCGCGCCAGTACCAGCGTTACCTTCATGTCGCACCCCCCACCACCTTGAACCCGATCCGGTCGCCCGCCAGCTTCCACGCCATCCGGTACCGCTTTGCCATCATCACGACCTCCCCCGCTGTTACATCGTCATCCTCCCGCTCATACCTGCCCCACAGCCACGCCTCGTACTCCGCTGGCGTACCGTGCTTCTTCCGCAACTTCTCCTGCGCCGGGGTTAGGGTCGTGCCTTTCATTGCTCCCTTCCTTCATCCGCTTCCCGGTGTTCACCCACCCCGAACAAAAAATACCGCCCTCCTCACCTCCAGCCGCCACGCCTTCATCCTTCATCACTCGTATTCCTTCCGCCAGTCCGTGATCCCCTTCCGCCTCTCCGCGTTGATCGCCTTCATCCGCTCACTCCGTTTCTTCCGTTCCTCCGCGCTAAAGCTCTTCGGTATCCCCTTCCCCATCTTCCCCAACTCCACCGCCCGCTCATGCGTCATGTTATCGCCCCTGCCCATACCACCTTACCTCCCCCTCCGGCTCTTGTTCACCGTCGCTCCGTCGCTATACGGCCTCGGACCTCGCAACCCCTGCAACTCCTTCGGCGTCTTTTTCACCGGCACCCGCGCATCCCCATAACCCGTCACGGGCTCCTGCACGTAGTTCGTCACCGTCACCGTCACGGGCACCTCCACGCGCTCGTACACCGCGTTCGTCACCGTCACCACGTTCGTAACGTACTCCGTCACCGTGTTCGTGATCACCACCTCCCGCACCTCGTCTACCGTGTTGGTAAACGTCACGTAGCTATACACCACGCCCCGTTCCGCGCACCCCAGCCCCACCACCACCGCCACCATCAGCAGCAGCCACTTCGTCTTCATGTCAACCTCCCACGCTTATCCTACACACTACCATACAATAAACAGAAGAAGAAGTCAACTCGCCACCAAACATTTTTAACCTTTTCGCACCACCCCTCACATCACGGGCACGCGCAGGCCCAGGAAAATGGAGAAAAAAATTATTCAGGGTACTGCTTCCCATTAGTGACTTCAGAATTGTTCCACAGGTGGACGGATAGGAAGAAGGGCAAGAGTGTGCGTGAGGAAGCCCCTACGATATAAAGCCGACGGGGGGGCGATCGCTTTGGGGCCACTGGGGGGTTGGTCTCTCGGCAATCCCGGCCCCCTCGTGCCGTCCGGGCTCGCCTCCCCACGATTGATGGCCTATCAACCGTAACAATCAACACAAGCCCATGCAAGCTAGGGAGTTACAGCAGCAGTATCTACATCAATCGTGGTCCCGGTCGCGGATGGGTGAGCAGTTGCGACATTAATCTGGATAGAAACAGCCCCACCACCACCACCACCACCAGCAACCGCCCCGGCCCGCTTGCCGTACTTGGCGGGATCATACCCGGCCACCAGCAGCTCAAGCAGCCTGTCGGAGTGTCGCCGGATCGTGCCGACCTGCTTCCCCCCCTGGAAGACAGGCTCAAGCCAACCGTCAACGGCCCTGTCGTGGAGGGCAGACATGGCTTTTGCGCGCCTAATCGAGTAGCCAACAGCCTTACAAGCCTCCGAAAGCGCATACATGCCCGGCGCACAGGTCATGGCGGCCATGTCTGCCCATGCCGCCCCCTCGGACTCTAGCGCGGTGCGCCACGTCTCGCCCAGCGCAACACGCGCCAGCAGCCTGCTACCTCGCACACGCGCGGGTGAGGACACCTTGTCCGGCAAAACC